GAAATCACAGATAATCTAAATACTACAGATCCACCTACATAGTCCATACGGATAATTTGGTTTTGTCTAAATACGTAACCTACTTCGCCTGATGTTATATGAACAACTTTACCACCAGATCCAGGCAAGTCTTGTGAATCAGCTTGTTTACCAGTCCATGATGTAATATCGTTAATACCTGACCATTGAATTCTATTTGCCGAACCTGATATATTTCCTGTAACTAGGAAATCCCGAACTACTCCTGAAACTTTGAATAGAGGTACTGTACCAGCAGTTTGAATTGCTGTAAGATTTGCAAAGGCAGTTGATGTTCCCATTAAGTAGTATTGAGCTGGATCTACTCCATTACTTGCAATAACATATTCACCAAATTGTGTGAAGGTAATAAAATCTGTTTTTTCTCCTGTTAATGGAGTTCCTCCAGTAAAATCAGTAACAGCCATTCTAGTAGTATCTGAAGAAGTAACAGTAAGGTTATCACTACCTACTGCTGCTCTAGTAACAGTTACTACATTTGCTGCTGGGTTAGCTGCTGAAAAATCTGCATGAGCATTAATACAAGTAAATATATTATCTGCTGTGGTATCGTTAGATTCGTTATGAAAAAATTTATTTGTAGCAGGTGTTCCAGTACCAGCACCTTGACAAGTAAAGGTAACTGTTGTTCCATCATTTTTTGTTAGAACAAGAGTTGAATCAGTTGCTATATTTGAATAATCAGTAACTGTAATTGTGCAAGTTGCATAAGAGCTTGATAATAATGTTCCTCCTGCACCTACATCAGCAAATGTTCCTGATGTTAATTTATATATAGTATCTTTAGTAGCTACAAAGTTATAAACTGTATTAGAGTTATCTCTAAATGAACCTGCTCCTCTAGAATCTATAACGCAAGTATTAGAACTATAATCAACTAAAGAAGGAAATCGTTTATAACTATTTTGTGCATAGTAGACATTAGTTGCTACATTAGCACCCTTCTTTAAGTGATCAGGTTGATCAGGTAGCCATTCTCCAAAAGGTAATTGCATTATCTGTTCCTATAAAATGATAGATCGGTTTGAATATCTGTTCTTTGTTGAACAGGTGCTCCACCATATGAATCTTGTTTGTCGTTGTTTTCACATCTTTCTAAAGATGCAATATACATTTGTAACCAATTTTGTGTTTGTTGTGGATCCATTCCTCCCAAGAAATTAGATGAATGATAAAGACTACCATACAAATAGATTCCAGGATGTTTAGCTAGAATAGGATTAGTTGCATTAGAAGCACTAAGAGCTGCTATATCTTTGTAGTAGGATAAGTAGCCAGTATAAGTAGTATCAGGGCTAGGACCAAATCTGAATTGTTCAGTTTCATCATCTGCTTCTATAGTATAAGAACGTGGTCTTCCAGTTCTTGAACCACCTCTTATTTCAAATAAGTTATGGGGTGTAATATATTCTAATGGATATTTTGTACTAGATAATAAAAGATAAAATGATCTTACAGAAATAAATCCTGTTGGTACAGTTTCTGTTTCTTCGTCAATAGTAACAGTATCAATCTGTTCCATCTGTCTTATTCTTAACTTAGCATTAAAATCTGCTTCAGTAAGTTTAATAAAGTCATCAGCTATTTCATCAGTCAAATCACTTCTATTTAACCAGTTTGCTATTGATGCTTTTAATTCTGTATATGTTGATATTGCCATTATAAAGATCCTTCTGAAGTTTTGAAATATTTAAACTCACTACTATTAAGTTTAGTTCTCATTATTTTCTTTTGTGTTTCTTTAGGTAAAGCCCACCAATTACGAGTACCATTATATTCTTTAGTCCAAATTTGGAGCATAATTGGAGGTACACTAGCAACCCGTCTCATATCTCTTGAGGGTGTATAACCATCATTTTGAGTATAGAGTTTTTTATTTCTATCCATTAAAGGATTGAGATTTTGCTGATTATGGATGGTTAGTTTACCATCAGACTCTTGTATGTAACGAGTCTTGGTAGCATCAGCATTCCATTCGGTTGCTCTTACCTTTGTCATTATTCAGTTAATTCAGTAGCGTATAATTCTCCATCACTACCAGTAACTTTTAATACAGCAATTTTTTCTCCAGCTGAAACTTTAATAACTTCAACTTCTGCTGCAGGTAAGTATGTTGTAGTTGCAGCTGCTGTTGGTGATACTGCTATATGTATATGACAAGCAACAGTACCTACAACTCTTATGTATTCTATGTTAGCTGAAAAAGCTGAACTAGCAGAAGATGAACTTCCAGAAGTTAGCTTATGTACAGTTCCATGTCTTAATCCAAAATTCATGTTTTGTTTTCCTTTTGTTTAGGATATGTTCCCAGAACGTTCCAGGAACATTATCCAAATTAATTATCTTCTTATTACAAATGTTACGTATAATACAATTGTATTAGAGGGTGCACCACTTGTAATCATTTCAATAGATCCACCTTCAGAAACTTCATTAAGTGCTGTTGGTTCTGATGTATCAATATCACCAGCAGCAGATCCAGATTGTGTTACTGTAATTGCAGAGCCAGTCATAGCTGTACCACCAATTTCAAAAGTAATTGCTCCGTTAGCTGTACCAATTGCACCTTGAAGTGCTGTAAAAATTTTAATTACTCTTCCGCCATCAGGTACTGCAACAAATGTTGATGATGCTGTACTAATGTCAGCGATTTTTGCTGTTATAAAATAGTCGTTTAATGTTCTCATTTTATTCCTTCATTGTTCCGTCTTTAACCCCTCTCAAGACTTCAATGTTATTTAAGATGGAAGGCGAGTAGATTTGAGGTTACTCGCCTATCCACGTGCTAATTATTAGCTAGTTGTTACGTCTGCTACAACGCCACTTGCAGCTTCGTTTCTTGATTCTAGAGTTGCCTCTAAAAGTAATTGTCTTTTTTCTGAGTCTCCAGTTTTTGACAGTTCATGCATTGAAAAGTCTCTTAAGAAAGCTACTCCCCAATAATCCATGTCTAATACCCAAGCATCTCTATCTCTAGAGAACCTGTTAGGTACTACTTGTAGTTGACCAAAGTCAGAAGCGTAAACATCTACTGATGTGTATAAAGTTGCATCAGCACCTGCATCAAATCTAGTACTATTACCAGTGAATCCTGACAATTTTTGTTTATTGAAAGGTCCAACCATAATCATAGTTGGATTTCCACCAGCATCCCATACTGATTTAATTACAGATTTCAAGAGAGTTTCTGTGAAAACTCTTTGAGTACCATTAGTAGCTGCAGTATTACCCAAGCCACCAGATGTCCCTGAAGTTCCCATTAAGTCATTACTAGCAACCCATGATCTTAAGCCACCAGCTACTCTTGCTGCTGTTGCTGAACCTGTTACTTCAGCATTGTTAGAACAAAGAGAACTTTCTAGATCTCTTTTTAGTTCTTTTGCTTTTTTAGCTATTTGATAAGCTATTTCAGAAGCTCTACCAGCTTTATCGACTGCTTCCTGCGTACCTGTAATTACAATAACTTTGTCCATAATTTGGCAAGAGTTAGATAATCTAGTTGTTGCAGAAATAGCATCAGCTGTTGCTTCGTCACCTTCGATAACTTGGTTATCTGTGACTGCTGTTGCCAAACTGTCAGTTTGCCATTCGTGTAGAACTGCAGTTGCTTTTGTTTTAGCTGCAGAACTTAGAAATGGCGTGTCAGTTGGCGAGATGTTATAAATAACATCCGACAGATCTTCACGTTCACCAATGGAATCGTAAGTGTCAAACGTATTTGTTGGTTGTGCCATTGTTTATTTCCTTGTTTGAGATTTAAGATTAATCATATCCATTAAAGCACTTTGAGCTTCACGAAGATGCCCTGTTTTCTTTAATCGACCGATTTTATTTCTTATGCCCTCTCTACCTGAACTTGCACTTGATTTAGCTATTCCAGCTTTTACAACTTTAGGTGCATTCGCAACCTTCTTTTGGGCTATAGGTCTTTTATCTTTAAAAGATTTATAACTCATAGCGTCTCTAACCACCATTAAGAAACGATGATCAGCCAAATTCCCAATTTCGCCATCATTAAATCCATAGCCTCTAAGCGAAGAACGCATATCGGTTTTGAATTGATCAGCTTTATTAGGATCGCTGTACTCTGGTATTTTCGCAGATGCTAATTGTTTTTGAACATCAAGGTACTCATTGTATTGTTTTTGATTAGCTTCATGTGCTTTAGACTTCATACCATCTATCTGCCTTTGTTGTTCTCGTAACTGGTAGTCCAGTTTAGCCGCAGATGTGGGATCTTCGTCATAAAGTTTTTGAAGATCTTTGCTACCTTGCTGTTGTCTGTTAAAACCATCAGCAGTTGAAATCATGTCGTTTAGTTCTGATAAACGAGTATCATAATTTTGA